TTCATCACCCCACAACCAAAGCGACGTTAACAGTTGCAGTTGCTGCAACGTCTAAATCAACCTCTTGCGACACATAACCGCTCTTAACAACCGTGTAAGCTTGGTTAACGCCAGCGTTAACATAATAAAAAACTGCTGTGCCTGTAGAATCAGTTTCTTTTGTTTCACCATTAAAGGTGATTTTAACATCAGCCACCGCAACATCAGAGGCTTTGCAAACAAAGGTTATAGCGTAGGAAATATAGTCACGCTTACGACGCAACTCGTCCCTCAATAGCAAATAATCATCTCTGTTAGCCGCCGCATCATCATTAGAAAGGCCAAATTTCCAGCGGGCATAACAACGGACAGCCCCTAAAATGAGACTGTCCGTTTCGTCCGTTGCTTTTGCACTTGTTACGCCCACGCTTTGAAGGTCAAGGCGGCATTCTTCGATAATGTCTGTCAGCTCGGCATCAACATCTGTTGAGGTGTTACGCCGCACCGCTCGACGAATTTTAGTTAAATAAGTAGCAGCTACCGCCATTTTTTAACCCCCTATACAAAATAATAAATATTAACTTCTGTACCATTTAAGGCACTGTTTAAGTCGATAAGGTTCTTTGATAAAGTTGCCGCATCAGCTGTCAACGCTGCCGCTGTACCCTCAATGACACCATTTAAAGTGCAGTCGATGGGTTTTGGTCTATTTGCTGCCGTTGCCGACAATTTAAAAGGAATCCCTATCTTGTCACCCCATCCAACATTAATTGTTTCTGTTCCAGCCGCTGCAGGTAAATTGATTTTTGTTACGGTCTTAAATGCTTTGGTGCTTTCAACCGAAGATGCACCGTTTAAGGTTACCTCTTCGCTGATTACTACCCCATCGATGTCCGTGCCGTATACCGTCATCTTGCCTGCTTGCGTATTAGAACATACCGCCGTTAAACTTCGTGCATACGGCATAACATTCTCAAACACGATTACATCAGTCGCTTCTTCGGGCATTTCTACGGCCGCAAGCAATCCGTCAGCATCAGCGGCGGCAGCTTGAGCCGCAGTCAACTTCTGCCGCCCAACTCTCACAATCCCTGACACAGCAGTTAGTGTGTTTGTCTGTATTCCTGTTTGCCATCCATAACTCATTACATCACCGCCTTAAGGCAGGAAGTAGATGATTTCTACTTCGCTACCGTTTAGATTACTGCTTAAGTCGATGGTGTTCTTCTCTATTTCATCTGTATCTACGGATTGAGAAGGTGCCGTTGACTCTAATGTGCCGCCCAAGAACGCTTTACAGTAAGGTGCAACACTAAACATGAATGGGACGCCTAAAACCTCGCCATACCCAATAGACACGGTCGCACCTGTTCCATCATGGGAAGGTAGGTGCACTTTCGTAATGGTCTTAAAAGCTTTACTTCCTGCTTTTGTTGCCGCAGTATTGGCTGTAAAGGCAGGTAGTGTTTCGCTGATTTCTTGGTCGTCAATGTTCGTGCCGTAAATAGTCACAGACACCGCGCCGATGTCTGTCGCTGTTGTGCCTCCTGCTGTTGCGGTGATGTTGCAACATCTCGGCGGCTGGGTCAGATAAGGGAACACGTCAGGATAGATATACTCGCCATCGCCACCTTCACATTGGACATCGGTCATATCAGTTGTGCTACTTTCAGCAATCGCCGCCGTATCCCAGTTGTTTGCGGCGACGCAAACTACGCCGGATATGTCAATGCCATTGATTTTTCCTTCGGTGGCACCCTCGCCTGTCGGCGTAAGCCCGGCGATTGCGGCCGTAATTAATGCCGCAGTGTTTTTTGTTGCGTCTGCGTTGGCAAGTTTGATTGTAACCACACCTGTAGCATCCACTCCCGACACTGAAAGGGCATCAGACGTATTTGCATCAAGCACAAAACTAACATTGCCTACGGGCGTTGCGCCAAGCGTTGCCGGAAAATTAATTGTAAGCGTATCATCCTCTGCGGATGCCGCAACCAGTGTCGCATGACATGGAGCAGTAGTTGCTCTCGCAGGGAGCACAGCATCAATATCAGCGACACCAGCGTTTGCCGCATCAATTACAAGTCGAGCAACACGAACCTCTTGTAGCGGATAATATAAAGCATCAGTTTGAATTAAGCTCATGGTTTCGTCCCCCTTTCTGGACTACGCCAAGGTTGCTTCAGATTTTACGAACCCTGCAGGGTCTGCAACATCACAGTCGAAGATTGCACAGCCCAAAATATCATAAGCATTCTTAGCAATAACAAATCCGCTAGTGACATTAATGTCCTCAGCAAGATTACCAACAATCTTCTTAAAGTCGCCGAAAAAGATTTCACCGTCTGTCATGCTGTCGGAGAATATAACAGGATAGCCTAAAATTCTGTACTCGCCAGCATTACTATTCATAGCAATCGGGTATTTGGAATCATCTTTCAATTTGGCAATATGCTGCCAGTAGGTGCTATGTTTCATGCAGAATTTAGCCCTACGAGCATAGCCGCCACCGAGATAAGAGATTAATTCAATCATCTCGTCATAAGTCGGATTTGCAGCGCCCCAGTCAACACCGTTTGTCCCATCGCTCCAAGAATTTGCTAAATTGACACCCTTTGGTTGGCTGTCGCCAGTTCCGTAGAGGATATAAGATTCAATTTTGCTTGCAATATTTTCGGACAGAATGTCGGTAATATAATCTTCAAGCCCTGCAACACTGAAAATATTTGTAATTTTTGACATAGTTAAAAGTTTAGTAATTTCAAACCCGCCAAGGGAAATGTAGCTAAGAGTGTCATTTGCTGCAGTAATGGTAGCATTTTCGGTGTGTTTGTCTGCTGCATTATTTGTACCTTCAACCGCTACATTCACATTGCCGTTTACACGCAACAAGGTAATTTCATTTAACATCGGGGCAAGTACACGCATTTTTTTGACAATTTCGTTTTGGGTTTCGGTCGGTAATGCACCTGCAAAGTCAGTAGACGAGACATATCTTCGTTCTATATCGGTCATTGGCAGCCCCATCAAGTTTTTAAAAAAGCCGTTACGGTATTCATCAGATGAACGGAGTTCTTGTCTGGTCAGTTTTTCGGGTTCTAAAGTTTTAGCAATATGTATTCTTTTGTCAATGGTCAATATATCAGGTTTTTTATTATCGTTAATTTCCAAAGCGGTTCGCTTCCTTTCTTCTATTTCTTCAAGTTCAACTTTTCTTTCTAAGAGTTCTGTTTTTTCTTTCTCTAATGCGTCAAGGGTTTCCATTGCTTCTGCTGCACGCACCTCAACGTCAACTTCGGTAAGCCTTGCATTAATTTCTTTTAAAGTTTTCATTTTTTGCCTCCAATTATTAAAATTTTACGCCTCTTTAAATCAAGTGCCTTACGTGCCTCCACACGTTCTTTTTCGGCCTCCGCCTCAAAGAATGACCTTGCTTGAATTGACGTTGTATCATAAGCAGGAATATCAACGGCAGCAACATCATAAAGTCGTTTAATTCCTGTTATGCGTCTGGTGTGGGTTTTTTTGTCATATTCCTCGTTGGAAACAGTAAAGGCGAATGACATTTTATCAATGTACCCGCCTTTTATTTCTTCGTATAGTTTTCTAGCTTCGTCCGTTCCGCTTAAATCTGCCACAATATGTAGCCCTACATCGTCAACCCTAATTTCCAAAGTCCCGTTTTTTGTTCTGGCAACGGGTTTCCCCTGGTGGTTATAATTGAGCACCACATCGGCCATCTGTGCGGCATTAAAAGCGGTACGGTCAATAACTTCCTTGTATTGGATGCCGTCATATTCATACATAACCGTCTCTTGATTGAATATTGCTGCATAGCCCTCAACTTTGCTTTCGGTTTCGGACAGCCTCACCTCAAACGGTCTGTAAAATCTGTCTTTAGTTATCATCTTCATCCTCCGTTTCTTCTCCCATTTGTGGGTTTTGCCAGCTCATGGGTTTGTCCCCCCAGGGAACGGGAGCAAGGTTTAGTACCTCTCTAACCTCATTTGGTGTCATAATTGTACGGTCTACAAGCGTTGTTAAAGCCAATTTATTTGCTGTGCTCATATTCTGCATACGATTAGATTCAAATACAATTTCGTTTTCAAACCCTCTTTCACGATTTGAGAAAATTTTGTTTGTCAACTCTAAGCCAAGAGCAATTAAAACAGGCTCAATTTTCGATTCATAAAACGCCTCCCAGCTATCACCGGAAAGCTTTGACAAAACAGCATCTTCGTTTACCCCAAAATAACGGTAAATGTTATTTCGTAGTTCTTCCACATTCTTGTAACTAGCAATAACAGGCTCCATTTTAATCGGCATAAAGTCTTGATATGCGTCTAACGCAGCAACACCGCTTGTATTCGTCAGCGTCATATAGTCATTGACAAACACATCACGGGAAGCCTTTATATCTTCAGGTTTCAAACCAGCCTTTGTATTTTTTAATAGGCCACGCATATTTGCTGTTGCTTTAATTGCGTTTGCCATGCCCTCATTGGTAGTGTTTAACAAGTCAAGGCTTGTTAAAATTGAACTGTTTGAATCGCCCCAAATATCGGAGGTGTTATAGTCTTTTCTTAGAACAGCTAAATCTTCCCAGGAGTGAGTCATTGTCATTCCATTTGAAAAATGAAACTTAATATATAACCCACCCGCAAACTCCACCGCTTCAAGCTGTGTGGCTGTTGGCATTGGATATAAACCAACACATTTTCCAAAATCATCTCGCATTATGTAAATAAAAACGACGTTGTTTATCTCTAACAACGTCCGCACCTTATAAAGAAAATCCTTGCCGTTCATGTAAATGTTTGGCCTATACTGTATCATTCGTTGGAGTTTCTTGTCACCTTCTACCCCATCCCTTAGCACCTTAACATTTGCCTTGCTTGTATGTTCGGCAAGCGTTCTGATGCAAGCCCTCACCACTTCGTTGGCGTATATATCGCTTCCGAAAGAAGAAAACCTTGCTGTGTAGCCGCCGATTTCCCTCCAAGCAGAGGTGACATAGTTTTTAACGCCTCCGAAAATTGCTTTTATTGCACTTCTAAAATTCAAAATTTATCACCCCTTATCTTAAAAAGCGAGTATATACATCTTCATGGTTGCAATAACTAACAAAAGCATTTAACAAAGAAACAAGTCCATCTATCCTTTTTGTTGCTCCTGTCTTAACAGGTTGAATTGAGTTAACGCCGTCTTTGTTCGTTGTTTTTAGTCCCGTGTTCAAAACACACCATCTAAGCATTGGATTATTATTGCTAATTATTTTGTGTTCCTCGAATAACCCCCTAAGCCGCTTCATGGGGTAACTCCAAGTGAAAGGCCCTTGTGCGATTTTCTCCATTTCATAGCCGTTGCTTGTCATTTCTTCCTGCCAATACCCCGCCAAAGCCCTGTCATACGCCACCCACAAAGAATTAATTTTGTGTTTATCTTGCATCTCATTAAACCATTCTGTTACGGCGTGATAGTCAACCGTTGCACCGTCACAAATATGCAACCAGCCCTGTTCTGCCCATAATCTATATGGTGCTTCTCTACTTGAATTATTTTCCACATCATCAACCCTTGACTGTGGCAGGAAATATTTTTGCAGGATATAAAAATTATCATCGTTCGGCTTGCGAATTAATAAAGTTGCACAAGTTAAGTCTGTTGTGCTTGAAAGGTCACAGCCTCCAATTGCGTATGTGTCATAAACCGTGTCCATATCGA